TTGAAAGGCGAGTGACATGGCGACGGTCGTCTTCGTGGAGAACCGGGCGGGGATGCGGCACGCCTTCGAGACGTGGACGGGGATGACCGGGCGCTACATCTTCCGCAAGACGGGCGAGGTTCGGCTGGCGGCGATCGCTGAGGCTCCCGGGCCGGGCAAGCCGCCGCACAACCGCTCCGGGCTGAACTGGGGCAAGGGCCTGTTGCAGACGAAGATCACGACGTCCTACGGGCACCGGCCGACCGGCGAGTTGGAGTCCACCGTCACGTCCAACGCCGACTACTCGCTCATGGTCCACCGGGGGACCCGACGTCATCCGATCACCCCGAGGACGGGTGCGGTGCTGCGCTTCCGTGGGCGCGACGGCGGCATCCACTTCCGGGCCAAGGTCGACCACCCGGGCACCGAGGCCAACCCCTTCCTGCTCCGCGCTCTCGAACACGTCTTCTGAGAGACTGTCGGGCGTGGCTGACGCATGGGCTGACTGGCATGGCTTGAAGGCCCGCTACCCCAGCGAGGACATCACCGACGAGCAGTACCTGGAAGCGGTCGAAGCCGCGACCTGGCTGCTCACCGTCCTGTCGAACGGCATGGTCCACGGTCCCCAGTGCTGGACCGAGGAATACCGGATCTCCCACACGTGCGAGATCATCCTGCGCCGCGGCCCGCTCCTGTCGGTCGACCAGGTCGAACTGGTCCAAGGCTGCGGTCGGACGGCTCCCCAGCCGGTCGATCCGAGCGACTGGTGCCTGATCCGCAACCAGACGATCTCGTTCTGCTGCGGGAACGCCATCGGCTCCGGCTGGATCGAGTGGCCGTACGGCACGTGGCACGACTGGTGGCGACCGTGCGGCTGCAACGACGACGCCGTGCGGATCAACTACCGGATCGCCGGGAACTTCCCACCGGGCACCGAGTCGATGCTCTTGTGGCTGGCCGAGCAGTTCCTACGCAACGACACCGGCGAGTCGTGCCAACTCCCCGAGCGAGTCACGTCCATCTCCCGGCAGGGCGTCTCATGGTCGATGCTCGACTCGATGGACTTCCTGGACAAAGGGCTGACCGGCATCGGGCGCATCGACCAGTGGCTCTCGGCGGTGCGGAGGGCGTATCCCGCGGTGACCATCATCGACCCGGTCCGATCCGAGCGGCTGCTCTCCGTCCAGTGCACGCCGATGCAGGTCGCCGTGGCGTCGGCGTCAGAGGCCGAAGACACGACTGAGCAGGCGCTCATCGACTGGGGTGAAACGTAATGGCGACCACCATCACGAGGCTGCCGGTACAGGTCAACCTGGTCCTCTACGAAGGTGACGACTTCACCTTCATGGTCACGGTCAAGAACTCTGCGGGCCAGCCGGTCGACCTGACGGGTGCCACGGCTCGGGCACAGATCCGAGCGAACATCCAAGCGCCTGCCGTCATCGGCACGTTCACACCGACCATCGACGCTGCGGCAGGGATCATCTGGCTGCACCTCACCGATTCAGTGTCGACCACGCTCCCGACGAACGGGGTGTGGGACGTGGAGTTGGACCGTGGCGGTGACATCACAACGTTGGCAGCGGGGACCATCTCGTTGGTTGCGGACGTGACTCGGTGACTGACATCGTCTCGGTCACGGTCCCTGAGCCGTACGACGTCCAAGCCGCAGAGGCAGCGGGCATCACCGCTTCGGTCACCGTGCCAGAGCCGTTCGCCGTTCAGGTCACGCAGACGCCAGCCTTCACCATCGCGGTGGTCGAGACGGGACCGCCCGGTCCACCGGGTGTGGGTGGAGCGGGGAGCATGACGGGGACCACCGTCGACACCGGCGAGCCGTACAAGGTCATCCTGTTCTCCAACGGGCAGGCGAGGGCGATCCCCATCGGAGCGTCCGCTCCGAGCACACCGACTGGGCTTGCTCGCACCGTGGCGATCAACTCGGTGAGCCTCACCTGGACGCCGGTGAGTGGGGCGTCCCAGTACGTCGTCTACCGAAACGGCTCGCAGATCGCCGTGGTGAACGGTTCGTCCTTTCGGGACACTGGCGTCGTCGTCGGTTCGACCTACACCTACACCGTCCAAGCGGTCAGTCAGTACGGGTTGCGGTCCGGGATCTCGACGTCTGTCTCAGCGTTCATCGACCCGACGTTCAACAAGCCGCCCACCATCGAGATTCGGTCGTGGCCGTCCAGCGTGGCGCTCGGGAACCGTTGCATCATCCGTGTCAACGCCACCGACGTCGACGCGCAGACCCTTGCCTTCGTGCTGAACGTCAACGTCGGCAGCCTCATCCCTCACGCTGATCCGAGCATCTGGATTCTGGACCCGGTATGACCGCGCACAACCTCAGCGGCACCATCACCGACACAATGGGGGCGACCGCCTCGGACACCCTCGTCGTCAACTCGACGGCTGCGGCTCCGCAGCGTGTGGTCCGTCGTTCGTTCTTGGAGCACCGCTTCTCGTGGGGTCCGGTCATCGACCAGACGTCGATCACCGGGCCGACGTTCTCCGACGTGCTGCACGACGGTTCGGCTGACAGGTTCAGTTACGAGTTCCCGCCCCGGCCGATCACCCTGGCGCTGACGTTCGAAGTGCTGGCTCAGGTGCGCTTCACTGGGTGCCGCATCTACAAGGCACCGAACGCCGCAGGCACCAACATCCCGGTCAAGTTGTGGTCGTCACCAGCAAGCAGCAAGTCTCAGGGGGACGGCACCGAGTTGGCGGCAGCGACGATCTCGTCGTGGGTCGCTGACACCGGGGGCTGGCGGCAGATCACGTTCCCGACGCCGATCACGTTGACCCCCGGCGTCATGTACACGATCGGCTACCTCGCACCGAATGGCGTCTTCGCCTACTCGCCGTGGGTGTGGCACGCGCAGGACACCTGCGTGTGGCCGCTGCTCAACCGCAGGGTGGACGAGAACATCTCAGGCAACACGTTGGGTGCCGTGAACGGGTGGGACACCGATCCGCCGTCTGCGAACATCTCGTTCCCGAGCCACCACGTCGCCACCAACTACTACATCGACCCGCAGGTCGAGTGGAACGACCCGATGCCGGGCTACGACAGCGGCACCGCCTACTGGGATCAGTGGTCCGCTCCGAACGCAGGCAAGGGGCGTCACGCCTTCCCGATCGCGGTCTACTACGCCGACCCGCCGTACCTCGCGGACTACTACTCGGTGGGCGTCAACACATTGGTGGCCGGGTACCCCGGTGGCGATGGCTCGTACATCGAGGCGATGAACTCGTTCGGCAACAAGATGGACTGGTGGCCCGCGTTCGAGGGCGACAACCCCGCCAACATCGTGCGGATCATGGCCGAGAACCCAGCCATCGCAGCACAGATCGTCGGCTACAGCCTCGATGACGAACCCGACATGGCGAGTCCGTACCGGCCACCGTCGCTGTTGCGGACGTGGGCGCATGGCCTGCGGCGGTTGGACTCGACTCGCCCGTTTCAACTCGGCATGGGCCGGGTGGCGATCCGCAACCAGTCGTTCATCGGAGCACCGCAAGGCTCAACCCCGCAGGTGCAGAACGAACTGTGGCGGGAGTGGACGGGGATCGCTGACCTCATCACCTGCGATGACTACACGCTGACGCCCTACGACGACCCGGCGGGCGTGTGGGGGATCTGGTGCTACGCCGACCACGTCGGACGGATGGACGAGATCACCGACAAGGCGAAGCCGATGTGGGACACCATCGAGACGACGGTGTCCCTCCCGAACCAGCCCGAACCAGAGGACACCCGCAAAGCGATATGGGCGACGCTGATCGCCGGGGCGCGGGGCATCCTGCTGTTCGACCACCGCTTCGCCAACGACTTCGTGACGCAGGACTTCGCCGCCATGCTGCACGACCCGCCAATGCGGGCGATGATTACCGCGCTGTCGGCTCGGGTGCAGACGTTGGGTCCGGCGCTGCTGGCAACCGAGGCGAAACTGGTCACCGCGTCGACGTCCTCGAACACGACGGCAGGTCCGATCGGCGGAACGTACGGGGTCCCGTTGCACTACACAACGAGGATCGGTAGCGGCGGGAAGAGGTACCTGTTCGCGATGGGCATCCGACCCGGCGCGACCAACGCGACGTTCACCATCCCGTCGTGGGCCGGGCTGACGGTCACCGTGCTCGACGAGAACCGCACCGTCACCGTCTCACCGGCTGGCGTGCTCACCGACACGTTCGCCGCCGACTACACGACTCATCTGTACGAGGCTCCGCCTCCACCCACCATCACCGGGCTTTCGGTCACACCCCCGAC